GTTCCTAGATCACAAATTAAAAACGCAAACGGGCCCGTTTCCGGGCCCTAAAGCAATAAATTTGCATTACCAAGGACTAGGGACAAGTGCCTTGTTATTGTGATTATTAATGGGGCTTATTAAAGTTTTCATTTTCTCAGGCTGATTGCCACCTGTGCGCTCAAGCGCTAGTCATTCTTCGTCATCCGAAGATGCTTCTCTGTCTGCAACAGGAGAAGTGAGGAATTTGACTGGAATTCCTCCAATGGGCCATCCTTGACTAAAATCATCGCCATATGCGATATGTTGTAACCAAGTGATGGTACCACCGCCGACTGCTCCATAAACAGCTCCCCAAATCTTTGGTAATTCAGTATTGAAATACGCATAGTTTTGGTTCATGAAATTATTCACATTATAGTAGGGAATCTCAGCTTCAGCAATATTACATTGTTGGATGTCCATTAAAATGGCACCAGCAGAAAATTGCGTTAATGAGGTTGGAGTTCCATCTCTATCTGTGTAATTTGCGAGCATTATGCAGCCTCCGGTTTGTGTAGAGCCTTTGACCATTTGGACCTTAAAACGAATTGAGCCTCGACTAAATAAGAAAGTTCTTATAAGTCTATCCCAACCTAAGGTTGATCCGACATCTACATCCCATGGCGAGGACGTGAAATTAGCACCGGTTGTTGCGGCGTAAAATCTAGTTCTTTTTCCAAGACTGAGCCATGAGTTAACAGTCTCGCCCATCTGAATACCTTGTGGTATAAATGCATGGGCAGGAACAAATGTTTGAAATGGCTTCTTAAAACACAATCTCATATCAGTTTGTTCCTGGATGCCTCCACTCATTTGGGCATGAACATGAACTTCTTCGGTTTCTGGAATAATATTTCCATCCAAGAACTGGGTCCATAAATGGCCAGGTCTTGCAACTTCGAAGTCTTCAGCTCCACTCATCCAAATTGCGAAATCCACAGTTCCAGAGGTCACGTCACTAGCATTAACAACAGGGTTGATAACAGTGAGCACTAATTGACCATTGAAACCAGTAGGATCCGACGCAGGCCTGGTTTGAGCAGTGAGTGGGTCGAGTACAGGGGTCCAGTAAGTTTGGCGTAAATATGGTATGGTAAAATCTACAGCCACATTACCGGTGATATCTACTACCATACTCAAGATATCTCCTTCTTCATCCGCAGCAACAGTCGAAGCATAGGATGGATCGGGTATCCAAGTGAACTTCACTCTGCAGGTAACAACAGAGGTCGCAGTAAATTTAACATGAAACTTAAAGCCACCACGATAATACCTAAAGAATGAGCACATATGGCCGAGAGGAGTGAGATAGTAATAATCTGCAGTAAGTTCCGATATCTTTTTGCAGAATGTTGGACTAATTGGGAAGAATATAATATCCGTACCCGCCGGAACGTCAGCATTAAAACTTCCAATATGAATAAGGCCCGGCATAAGCTTGTAGTTCTCAAAACTAGTATAGTCAGTGGAATCACAAAATATGTCAGTAGCATTTGATATTCCATTAGTAGGTGACATTCCAAGCTTTTCTCCCGAATCGAGACCGTCTGCAAGTGCAAAATTAGTACTTGTTCTAGGGACAATCTTGTCAGGAGCTTGTACAGACGTGGGCTTATTAAATACAGAGGCCATAGCCATAGGTACAATAGAGTCCACAATCTTGTTACCAAGCTTCTCGATCGGTGAGGCAAAGGCATTGACAATTCGTTGCCACATATTGGGTTTGCTGGCAGTCCTCCCTGTGAGAGATGATCCATTGCCACTTCGTGCAACTGCTTCCTTTTTCATTTGTGAATGCACGTTATATTGTTTGGCAGGCATAGGACCTCTCATGGTAGCTGGGGGCTTGTTGTTCTTGATTTCTTCTTTTCCATTTGGAGCAATCACAGACCAATCAAGCACGGAATCGTCTATCGTCATTTCTGGTCGTTCTGTCACTAATAATTGCTTCTTTATTCTGTCTCTCTTGATCTTCTTCTTAAAAGGATCAGCAGGAGTTGTAATTCTCAAACCAAGACCGGCAACTTTGGGATTAACAAAGTTCGCATAAACGGTAATTGGTACAGAAAAAGCAGCAGTAGCGCCAGTCAAACGGAGGGCATGTAGGACAAACAGCTTCAATCGTCCAATCCAACCATGTAGTTGTACAGCAGTACTCTTCAAATCCATAAAAGGATAAGGAGCTACATATGGGATTGTAATACTAATCGTAGGATTAGAATTAGCTGAGACGACCGAGTGATTCAAACCACTAGCACGATAAATGTTTTGAAACAAATTATCTTGCTGAGTAAAACCTGGTGTAATACCAAAGTTATAGTTTGGGGTCCAAGGTATGAGCAATCTTCCGGAGTGCCATTGTGTTGAGTTCAAACGAATAGTGTAATTTACACCTGCGGAGAAAAATTCAAATCTATTGAGTTTCTCGACAATATTCGGAACATCAAGCAGCAAACCGGGCGCATCAAAGTCTCCGATGACATCACCAACATTATCAGTGCTAGACCAATCAATAGTAGCGATAGGGTATGGTCTTGTAAGCACGGCAGTAAGTTCTTGATCAGGATAAGGATCGAAACCAAAATCAACAGGCATCTTAACACTGCTAATTTCGGCCGTCGGATCCTGAATCCCTTGTAATTCAGAGAAAGTAGTAGTCTGTACTACGGTATTTTCTGGGTTATCATGTTCAGGTTTAGTTTCCATTTGTGCGTGTACATTAATCTTAAACTGAGCATGAATAACACGATCTCCGTGAAAATGAGCGTCGCGTTCTGCGTAAGTTCTGGTAACTGGTTGATAGTCCAATTCTTTAAGGGCAAGATTCCATTCATTCTTCCACTTATTAAAGTATTCAGGACCCCAGTGGTAGGCTTCATCTAATGATGACAATATTACTTGTCTTAGACTAGCTTCCTCTGGCAACGTAGTATTAATCCAATATGGAGTTTCTTCTATAATATGTTTATCAAGCGCTCCATGAACTATTCCATCTCTTACTTCGAACGTTCTTTGAAGATACTTAACTTCTTCGAGAGAGTAGTAAGGGGTTAATGGCTTATCTTTGTAAATACCAGTATAAGTCATTCCCCATTTAGCACACTCATCTCTTACATCAAGCATATCAAACCAACAATCATCTTCAACTGAAAGGACATGATCATCACCATTTCCTCTAAAGGTCTCCCAGACATATTCAAATACGTTTGTAAAGTCTGTAGCTTTAGGATGCTTTTTAATATATGTGTTAACCGCAGTTAACATCAAAAGTATGAGCATCACAATGGTGTTCTTCAAGGTGGTAGCAAATCTGCCAGAAGGATTTCCCTCAGTCATGTAGACTAAGTTAATCGCAATATGTAACGGATTTGACAAATCCAAATCAAGCGTTTCAATTTGCTTAAGAAACTTCTCGTCAGTGCAACCTCCTCTACGATACCACTCTACGACTATATATCTGAAAGCTTCAGAAAGTCGTCTAGCGATAGATGCATCCATTTTCTTGAGATCACCGGCTATAACTTTGATCTTTCTCCAATCAATATGTTTTCTTCTACACATTTTTCTAAAAATATTGTCGAAATCATAAATTGTGGAGGGATCACAACCGAGATCGCAGAAACCGTTCATCTTAACGTGGTCTTGCATAATACTTTCCATAAGAGCTCCAAAACATTGTCTTTCTTCAACCAAAATTTCAAAAGGTTGAGAACCAACAAATCTTGTATCTCCTATCCAAGTACCATCATTAAGACGAACTTTCTCTTTCTTGAGTTTCTCGTCTTTTGCAGTATCACAAGTCATGGGGTACGTTCTGATTCCTTGTTCATGTTGTTTAGTATTGAACTCTAAAGCTTCAAGGACATCAGGTCTAAGTATCACTTCTCTATCAATTGTGGCTCCTAAAATAGTAACATAATCCATCTTTCCTGGTAACTTTCCTGGATGATTATGACTAGGCGTATTTTTGGGCCAGCCAGCAGAAGTCGTAAGGTCAATGGGTTTGGTATAAATATACTCTGGAACTCCATTAACGGCTTCTTTAACTGAGAGCTTCCTAGGTTTAACATGATATGGTAATTTATCTAAAATAAATTCACAAATGTTATTAACCATAGGATCATCGTGTTTGTTCTTTGGTCTAATCAATTTCTTTTTAAGACCTTCATGAAAAGGACTAACACCGGAAGCTCTATCTTTTCCAAGCATAGCTGGAAGATATTCTGACTCATGATACTTATTGTGCAAGGGCGATTTGGCAATCTTGGAACGTGTAGGTTGAGACATCACCAAAGTTGGAGGAACGCAGCCAATTATTTCGTTGTTTTCACATTCAAATGCGTCAAGTTCGATCTTAGATTCTTCTTTAGGTAATAAAATACCATCATGAATCAAAGGACCGAGTTTAGCTTGAGAAACAACGTGTAATTTTTGCTTATGAGCACTTCTATCAGCATCCATTTGCATGAATACAGCTTGTAAATCCTCAGATGTTACAAGAGCGCAGCAAGCTACGTTTCCACCAGCAATATGGTGACCAACAATTTTGTGAAC